GAATCTGATCTGTTCCTAATCCATATAGATACATTGGGGTATCTCTAGAGATACAACGAGGACCAGTGTCCTCAAGACACACTCTCATCTCAGGAACGTGTGTAAACACATACTGAGGTGATTCTGATAGACCAAAGTCTGTAAGATCTATTGTGTTTTCTTGTTTATAGTATACTGTGTCGTCTGGGATAGTGTATTGATACACTGAACCAGAACTACTTCCAATAACATACATCTTCGTTCCATCATTATTAAATGCTAAATCCCTTGGAACACTATCTTGACTTGAAACACTAAAACTGTTACCACTGTAGACAATATCAGCAGTTGTTGTTCCGGTGTCAACAACACTTGTCACCACAGTATCACCGTCATTGATAATAACAAGATCGCCAGCTTCTACCGTTTCATCTAATGTGTCATTGTAAACAACCTGAATCTGATCTGTTCCTAATCCATATAGATACATTGGGGTATCTCTAGAGATACAACGAGGACCAGTGTCCTCAAGACACACTCTCATCTCAGGAACTTGTGTAAACACATACTGAGGTGATTCTGATAGACCAAAGTCTGTAAGATCTATTGTGTTTTCTTGTTTATAGTATACTGTGTCGTCTGGGATAGTATATTGATACACTGATTTAGTACTACTTCCAATAACATACATCTTCGTTCCATCGTTATTAAATGCTAATCCCCTTGGAGCACCTTCTTGACTTGAAACACTAAAACTTACACTATCATAACTAGCTGAGCTAAACCTATCAATTCTATCTACTTCCACATTCTGAGAGCTTGTAACATTAGCTGTTCCTTGATACACAGCAGCATCCTGACGAATAACAAACTTATCGCCATTGGAAATATATTCATCAAAGCATACCAACTCTGCACTTGATGTTCCTGATCTCGTTGGAACAGATCCTATAATCCCTTCGATAATAGGCTGTTGTTCAATCCAATCTGACTCTCCACCTCCCTGTGTGATAGGGACGCTAATCCAACGAGATTCACTTTTGGTTGCTTGCATACTCATATTCTTTATACACTCCAAATGTTGTTATAGGCACTCTGTGTGAATGCTGTAATGATAACAGCATCATCTGACACTGTTGGGATATTTAGTACCGTCACATTCAGTGATGTGGTGGAACTTTGCTCTGCATATTGGTTAACACCATACACATCAATTTGATGTGTTGTGTTTTGAGACACTAACGGCAATGTCCATAGGATTGTCGATCCACTTCTACTAGCAGACCCACCAGATACACCGATGACATACGTCAACGTAGCATCGTAGTTATCAATCGTAACAATATAATCATCGCCCTCTACGTCTGTCGAATCACCAGACAGTACAGGAGTTTTTACAAAATAGTCAACGGTTGTTGCTGTTGTACTAACCCATGTACTAGATCCATAGATGTCAGAGTGGTATCTAAGTTCAAATCTATACTCAGTGCTGATAGCTAGTGTTTGGTCTGGAACAGTGATCGTTTCAAGATCAGTTGTGTTTCCGATGCTAGACCAAACAACAACAGAATCAGATGTTCTGATGGCACGCCAGTCTGTTGATTGGTGATTACCATCTTCTGCACCAAAGATGTTGAACACACTACCTGTTAGAATAGGCGCACGATACGCAAAGCTCCCGTCTTTTTGAACTCCAATAGATGGAGTAGATACGAATGCATCAGCAGAAGAGAATACTTGTGCAGCGGACCAGTCAGACACATCTCCGTTAAGAGAAACATCACGACATCTCCATTTGAATATGTCTGTCGGGTATGCAGAGATGTCTGGGTCAATGTTCCATGAGTCCACATTAGCTTGGTGTGTTCTAAATGGAGTGCTAAAATCATCTGTATCAAAGTCCACCTGAAACTCTCGATAGTCTCTAGTGTCAGCAGAATAGATAGGAGCATAGGCACTACCTTCCAACAGAGGCGCTACAGGAACGTTTGTTGTACCGTCTAGGGGTGAGATAGGGGTTGGTGTTCGAATAGGCTCAAACTCAAGCTCAGTGTACTCAAGTCCGTCTCCTGCTCCATTCACTCGAACATACTTGTTGGCATCATTAGCCGTGTATGACGGGATCCCATCTACGGTCGTGTAGATGTCTATGATGTGTTCTTCTAAGTCTGTTAGCGGTCGATTAAGAACCCCTTCGTCAACAGACTCGCCATCGTTGTAATAGCGGATTGTTGGATCTGTTAATGGCATTTATCTAAAACTCCCAATGTAATGATATTTACTGTATGATTTCTTTGAGTGAAACTGTCCATATCAATTCGATATCAACAAGACGAGACAGAGACCTAACAGGAAATCTCTTATAAGCAAAAGCATCGCCATTAGCAAATCGAATGGTGGCTGATGTGAACCGCATGTCGATCTCAGTTGGAAAGTTGTTCTCTAGAATCGTTGTACCACTCAACACAGTAGCCACTTCAAATGTGAATGGATCTGGATATGTGATTGTGACATCACCAACACCCACTTGATAGATGATGTTCTGAGTAAGGCCAGTATACGACTCTTTCTCTTCTTCTGGATTGAGAATTGACCCTGTTCCTACATCATCACCAAGATAGATAGTTTGTACGAATGAACCGCCGTCATTTCTCGTTACTCGATTGAGGAAGATAGAAGCACCCTGTACCGTGACGGTATTGTGGTCACTGAATACGTTTGTCTTTTCTCGTGTCGTTGCATCGATCTCGTTCATTCTGACGTGACCATTCAACTTCATGTTGTCTTCAAGCATAGTTTGTATTCCTAATAATGTATTGGTATTTAGAGTGTTGTTGGGGTGATAGAAACCAACGACGGAACAGTGAAGTCCCATAGCTCATTCGGTCTAGTGTCTTGTCTATCTTCCCATGTCACTGTCATGTTGATCGATGCTAACCCATCAGACACAACAGTGTTTGTATTGATGTAGTTGGTCACTTTGATCCTAGTGTAATCGATCACTTGAAACTCATGAGTTCCTGCTGACACTTGATCGAGATATTCCCAATCCTCACTTTCTAGTCGTTGTCCATAAAGTCCTACAGTGTCGTTGCATGTAACAGTGATGATAGATGGTGTTCTGATAAGCATCGTTTCTTCTGACTCAAATAGTCCACCCCCAACAGCACCAAGAGACACCCCAAGCAACTCATACTGAAATGCAGGAGAGATGTCTTGTGTTTGGTAATAAGATGGGGTCACTTGACCTATCTTAGTAGGTTCATATGGCATCATACCTGTCTCATATATGTGCGATGTCATTCCAACGAAGAAGTGAGAATCACCGATCAAAGGAACAGGAAGTGATGATCTAGCAACTTCAACTGAGTTGATGATAAGTTCTTCGTCAGGAGTAAGTGGCACAGCGTCTGATGTTATACTAACAGAGTCATTGATGTTATACTGATCAACATCATTATAAGTTGTAGTGACTAGAATCACTTTAACGTTTGCAGGACGTACAAACTCATACATCATATACTCGATGATAGTTTGTGCTACTCTAAACTTCTCTCTCTCTGTGTAGCTGTATAGAGTTCCATCTTCGCCAGTATACGGTCTAGTGAATCGATCATAGTCTTCTGAATCAACTCTCACTACTAGATACGGAGTGGAGATAACTGATGGGTTATACTTGACGATATCTTCTACTCTATACTTCTCTCCAATGATAGTGGCTTTTCGAACATTGTTGATTCTAGAAAAGAATGTGTGTCCTTCGAAGTATGTTCCTGTGTTTGTGTCTATAGCATCTCCATACACAAAGTTTCTGTAGTCAAGTTTGTTGAAGTCAACGCTCACTCGACTCAGTGTATTAGCATATGGATTCCCTTCACCGAGAAGAGAGAGTAGATAGTTACGACCAATCTTCAGTTCTCCGTCTACGACGAAAGAGATGTCTCGTGGATACAGTTGATTCACTGATCCAATGATATACCCATCACCGATAGTGGGAAAGAAACTATTCAGCAGAGAGGCATCGTTCTCAAGACCATCTCGCTCAAATAGAGTAGGATATGCTATCTTTACCGTAGGATCATATCTCTCTGGACGCAAGAGCCACGCATATTCAATCGTGGAGTCCCACCCTATTAAACGAAACACCCACGTCAGAGACTTCTCTACGCCCTTTGTAGTGTATATCTGAGCTAGGTCTCTGACGATTCCTCTCATCAAAGCAGAAGGAATGTTCTTAGGAGGATCAAACGCAAATCTACGTGCTAGAAGAGACAATCTAGCTTCAGGCACATATCTGTAGTCCTTATACACATCATGTTCTTTGATCGTATCACTAAACATATCAAACACCTCACCACATGCGGTAAGGTATTCGTGGAGTTGTGTTTCCTCGTCTTGCATGAACTCAGGAACACGATGCGGGAGATGGTCCTTATATAGTTCCATATCACAAGATCTCTATGGTTGAGTACAATGGATCGTTAGAATACGATGCAGCAAATGGAGACAGAACAACAGCACAGTTGTCGTTAGCTACAATATTTTGCCATCTGTTTTGTTTGTATCTCAAGTAGTAGGTGAGAGTTGGATCAAATGGTGGAGATAGAAGTGTTGAGTTCCTATAGTCGATCTGGAATCGTTGCATGGTGATTCCAGCGGCAGGCTCCATCCATCCCGCTCCTTGGTCATTGAACAACACGTTTTCGTCTTCATCTACAAGAATAGCACTACCAGCAAGGATTCCGTCTACCTCTGAGAATACAGAAGTTCTAGGATCAGGAATCTGATAGATGACATCACTACTCACCCACTCAGCAAGATCTCCTTGATCAAGATCAAGGGTAAAGCGAGAATCGATGAACGGAGATTTGATTCTAAGTGTTACATCATTATCTACGGCAACAAGGAAAGATGTGTTTTCAAAGATCTTATCTCTCATTCGATTAACAATAAGAGAGATGGTGTCGTCAGACACAACAGTGATACTGTATGATGTTCCATCAAGAACAATCGTCCATACGTCTCCATCAGTAATAAAGTATCCATCACCAATATCAATCAACACGTCATATGCTGTTTCGAGTGGAGTGATAGCATATTGGGCTGTCATATCAACTTGAACGAAATCAGTAAGAGGATACTCCACTCCGTTGAATACATATGTTCTATTCTGTATATGACGAACCAACTCAGAGTGTTGAATCTCTTTTGCAATAGACCCACGCTTAAGTTCAAAGAACGATCCCACTTCACCAATCAATACATCATATAAGTGGGCATCAGCAATTGGTAGTTGTGGATGTCTTTTGAAGTCAATAGTGATGACAGCATCAATCTTGTCTGCTTCTGTTATAATCAGATGTGTTGTTACAGACTTAAACCGATCAACAAACTCTCTCACTTGCTTTTTTTGTTCAGTGTTCAGTGGTAGATTGTCTGATGTTATGTAAGACAGATAGACGTTGTTCATCTTATATATGAGAGAGGTAAGTTCTTGTTCCCCGTAAGAATGGACATCGACAATACTACCAATGCCACTACGAAGCATGATAAACTCATAGTCTTGATTGGTGACAGCACGATTAGATGTTCTTGTGAAGATTGCAGCATTTGATGCAACGTCTTGGTTCGATTCTTCACTAGCTCCACCCCTAATCGGTGTTAGGTTTGTGATTGAATACAGATAAGCATTAGGAGGACTAACAGGTTCATTGTCAAACAGAAACTCAGCTTCCATCAGAAACTCGCGTCCAGTCACAATAACGCCAACTTCGTCTCCCTTCGATTCCACCCATTCAACCGTCACAGTTCCTCTAGGACGACGACCAAATTCATCGTCTCCAAAGACAAGTCTCATTCCTTCCATAGCATATTTGACATCGTACAATCTGTCTGTTGGCAGGGCGTAGCTCAATGATACGATGTTCTTGTCTGCCACTTCCTTTGATACGATGTCAGCATATGCTCCAAAGATATCACCAACCGATAGAGAGTATTCTTCGATATCAATATAGTCTTCTATCACGATATTTGAATCTGTTCTATATGGGGCTTGGTTGAAGTCGTATGTCTTTGTTACTTTCACTCCCTCTTTGATGGGAATGTCTACGTATGAGTCTCCTTCAACGATGAACACATCATCAGCAGTGACAAAGTTCTCGTCTACCGCAGTCATGGATGTTCCAGCGGGAATATCAATACGTCCTTCTGACGAGATGGGGTTTCCATCTTCATCAATAAGAGACAGACGTACTGTTCCTGTGCTACTCACTTTACGTCTTGGACGATATCCAAGTTCAGATGCGTGAGCAACGATTGAGGAATTCAGTCTAGCTGTTGTAATGAATGCTTCTTGTGATCGACGCTCCAACATGAAATGAAGGTTGTCTGTAACGTCAGCCATCAATTGGATTAGAGTTTGTCCAACAGAAGACTCGTATCCTTCTCCCCAACCGGGACGATCCTGAAGTTGCTCTGTCACCAGAGCAACCAGTGCTTCGTATTCGTAATCTGTTAAGTCTCTCATGGGATTCCTTTATTATGCTGCCAATGATCTGAGGCGTGTTCTAAGTTCTATGGGGTTTCTGATTTCGTTGATCTTAGCAACCACAATAACGTCATACATATTTCGCTCGAAGTTTGCTCTGACAAACACTCGCAGATCGCTAAGTCTTGGTTCATGTTTAAGGATATCTCTTGTCATGACATCACGAATCTCATTCTCTGAGTCTTTAGCCATAGGTTCAAACAGATATCTAAGCAGACTTGATCCAAGAGGAGAACGAATTCTTTCTCCAGAAATTGTAGCTAGAATGTTCTTTAGACTTTGCACAATTGCATCTTGATCGTACACAACATCAATGTTTCCTGATGCTTGTATGATGAGAGGATTTTTGATGTCAGAGTATATGTAATCTTTCATTCTGTATATACACACCTTATAATAATAGTATGCCTATATTTAGAAGAAAATATTACCCTCCCGCGAACACACTGGTATTGCCTTCACCCACTGCGTCTCCGCATGAAATGTCATCTCCGATACGCCCACATGGCTGTCCATTCACATAAACAGACCCAGATCCACTAGATAGAGATCTAGCGTGCGTAGGAGAGGGTGTAGGAGAGCCGTGAGGGACATAACTATCTCCTGCCTTCACTACCCCACCCCCTTCAACGAACACGTCTGTAGACGAAGAAGAGGAAGCGGTAGGAGGAAATGAACTATGTCCAGTAGAGATCATTCCTAATGTTGTGATAGCTGGCATGTGTGTTATCTCCTTTTGTCTACTTCAGCTTGAAGTGTTAGTTTGTTTGCTGTATACGAATGAATGATCACAATAGAAAACGATTTTGTTTCTGAGTTGAATCCATTGCTTGCTGTCACTGAGAACGTAAACGCATAAGGAGAAGAGGCAGTTGTTCTCAGTTTGACCATCTGTTTTGATGATGCAGGAAGATTAGTCCATGATGTCACTGTTGCTTTAGACTGCTTATATGGAGTTTGTAAGTATGTCACCTCTATAGGGAACAGATATGGAATCTGGTTTGTACTCACTGTAAACGAGTTACCGCTGGTGGTGAATGTAAAGATGTTTGGAAGACCACTATAACTGAATGAGGTTGGTGCTGGATGAAAAGATGCTCCCCCTAAATCACCGCCACCAATAACAGCCTCTTCATTGTCTTCATTGTCTTCATTAATATCAACCACCACGGTTCTACTTAGTGATGACACTTCACTGTCTCTCACTCTTGCTATCTCGCCAGAAGGCGGTGCCCAGATGAAATAATCCATTAGTTCAAGTCAATCCTACTACCAGTAACCGCAACATCACCAGACACATTGATCGTGTAGTTTCCACTCACTGTCTCTGTCACATTACCAGATATCGTTCTTGTCAAGTTCCCAACAACATTCTCCGCCACATTACCACTTCCGTCTATTGTGATATCAGTACCAGAGTTATGATGGACATTGATGACATTACTAACATCGTCTATCTGGATGATGTGTCCTGATTTGGTCTTGAACACTTTGTTGTGAGGATAGTTTGTATTCTTCTCTGGTGGAAAGTGTGGCTTAGCTGGTGCTCCAGCAAAATACACTGGTTGCTCAGAATCGCCTGTCTCAAAGAACACCCACATATGAGACCCCATATCAGGAACAAAGAATCCTCCAAGACCAGCTTGCCCACCCATGAATGGATCAGCCATGATAGCCCAAGGCAATGTCTCTACAGTTAGGTCATCATGGACAGAAAACACCCTGATCTTCACTCTTCCTGCTTTCATAGGATCTTTGACATCCACCACTTCTCCACGATAGAAGCCACTAAAGCATGTTTCTGTTTTCACTTTGTCGTGATTTGGATTATACATTCACTTTCCCTTTGCTGCTCTTGGCATATCCGCTTACGTCCTTATCATCTATCCCCTGTCTTGCTAGAGTGAGAGTAGTGAGACTTCCAGTGCTACGATACATGTTGATGTCCGTCCTCACTTCAGCCACAATGTAGAATCCAGAATGAATCTCATTGTACGGAGCAGAATACGTCTCAACTGGCGTAGGGATTATCACTTCTACTATGTCTCCTGACTTGATGAAAGGAGTGTTGTCTAGTGATATGTTCATCCGCTGTGTTGTGTTAACAAGGTTAGACACACGATTCTTCCCTTCTTCTGGGGTATACTTGTTCCTTCCTCTATAGTTTCTAACAGTAGCAAGTTCATCGTCTTTGTGGATGTTTGACCACTCAGACAACATAGCAATATCAGAAGAAGATAGTGTTGTTTGTTTTTTCTGATAGGCACCAGAGTCAAAGTCATAGTACATATCAGTTGTTCCGCCTGCACCTTGCATGATGGAGTCTAAGTATGATTCGTCGATGTTATACGAATAGAACACTTGAGGGACAAATCCATTCTCTCTAATTAGCTTCTCTCGTTCCTTATCAGATAACGCACTACCTTGCAGCTTAAGAACAGGGATCCCATCTCTGTTCTCACTTGGAGGACGATCTGCTGTTCTCTCATGCACCTTATCAATCAAGTCAGAGAGACAGAGGAAAAAGAACTCACCCTCAAGAGAAATAGCAAACTCAAAATGTCCACTCGATCCCCCATTAGCAGGGAATGCACGCTTAGTGATGTCTTTGAGAAGTTTTAGATTAGACCAATATGGCTGAACAACAGAATCGATCTGATGTTTTGTCTCTGTCATTCCAACAACATTCAGTCCACATTCTCCTGCAATCTGCTTCACGATATCACTATACTTTGCATTGTTCCATCCTCTGTCATACGTCTTATGAATCATCTTCCTGTATGACTCATGGATGAAATGGACGGTGAAGGGGATGTTCTCTGATTTTCCTAGATTCCCTGACGCATACGTTGTCTTTACAGGGTACATACGGATAGACCTTAGCCCATGTAGCTCATTCCCAAACGAAAGCGTGTAGACGACGTTTGTATCGAGTTTTTTTACGTTTGAAAGATCTCCATCTCCATCTACAAAGTCAATCTTCACATAGGGAGATCCCACAGATAATCCTTCAACCACTTGAATTTTCTTTGGGATTACATACTCAGCACCAATGTCTTCGTCCACTTCCAGACGAACCATAACATCTTCGCCAGCACCATCTTTCTCAATGTGTCTCTCAAATATGATCATCGCTTGTTATCTGCTCCTAGAGTGTCTGTTGTAGTGCCGATAATACTGATCGAGATCTGGAATCTTCACTTCTCTTCCAATCGTGTAATCGTACACAGGATCAAGGAAATCGTTATGAAGAGAGATCAACCATGCCATGTGATACGTTCCTAGTTCTTTCAAAGACACTAGATCAGGACGATACTCCATAACAGAAGTAAGTTGGATCACTTTGACAGTCTTAAGATCGATTTCAGTGAGCGGAGAACTTAGATAGTCAAGTTCAAACTGTTCATCCATCCTAACAAGGTCATACATGTATTTTCGTTTTGTTATAGAAGGCATATTAGAATCCCTCCCAGTCTACGCCATCTGAGGCATTGTTTGGGAAGAACGACTGTAGTCCTGAGTTAGTATAATTTGAGATGATAGGATCTTTCTCAAGAACAGCAGTAACGGAACATGTTGCAGACATAGGGTATCCTCTACTGTCTAGAATGTTAGAGAACTGTGGAGCTACACTAGAGATGTACACTCTCTTTAGTGTAAGCACGTTTCCAAACTTTATCGTCGCCAAGGGTGGGCCAGCAATGAACTCAAGGAAGTCGAACACCCTATCGGCTGTATCAGGATCACCCAAGTCTATGTCTTCGTCAGGAGCAATGAAATCAGACAAAGTGTTTAGCCCAAGATCATCTACAAGATTTGCTAGGTACTGTTGGGCTTGTGCCTTAGATATACTACGCCCAAGTCCCATTGCCATTAACTGAATGATGGGATACATAACATCTTGCCTTGCATCATGGTACGCTTCAAACTGAAGATCAAACGAGATCTCAGATGGCTCAGGATTCGAGTAATACTTCTTAGTTACCAACCCGAGCTTATTACCCAACCCAGACGATTCGTTGTGTGATCCTTTTGCTGTAAGAATAGCAGCAGCCTTGCTCAGATTTCCACTAAGAAAATTACCATCAAAAGGAGCCGAAAACTCAGATCCAACTGTGATACCAAAGTTGTCAGGAAGAGGAGCATACACATAAAACTTCCTTCCTCCCTCTGACAATCTGAAGTTAACTTCTACCCTAAACATAGGATCGAGTTCTGTCATTTTTTGTTGTGTCATAGGTGTTAGTTGTCTCCGTTAATCAACGACACTGTAGAACGATCCATAGAAGACTGTCCAACCACATCGGCAATACTCTCAGCCAGCATACTCAAACTAGCATTGACAGACTTGAATCCATGGATGAGGATCTTGTTTGTCTCTGTGCCATTGAGACTTCCGCTTTGTGGTGCTACAGCAGGAGTCTCTTTTCTTGGAGTGATACCAGAATCAGTTTCTCTATTCTCTACTACTGGATTGAAAACAGGAGTGTCGTTTTGTCTTTTTCTTGTTCCTCTTCCAACAGGAGCCGTTCTATTAGGTTCTGCTAAAGGAATTCCTGTTATCCTAGCAGGCTCTTCCAATGGAATGCTTGTAGTACTATCCAGCCTCTGAGTGTAAGAGAGTTTTGGTGTGTCTGTTGCACTACTCGCATCAGCATCGTTGATGAAAAACGACCTAATACTATCCAAGAACCCCGGTTCTTCTTTCGGTTGTTCATGTTCTCCCAATCGCATAATATCATCATTCACAAGAGAATCGTCTGATGAAGACCCAAACAAAGAACGAAAGAACCCCGGTTCTTCTTTCGGTTGTGGCCCCAACCCTCTTACAAGAGAGTCATCTGATGAAGACCCAAGACCGCCAATGAAATCAGCATACTGTTTTTTGTCTTCTTCTGTTTTCAGAAAATCAAAGTAGCCCTTCGTATCAAAAGCATCACTGCCTGATGCACTAGCAAACCCCTCAAAACTATTTGCGTATTCTGAGATTTTTTTATAGTAGTTGTCGTTCTTTGACCCCCACTGGCTTCTGTCTAGTCCTCCATGGTGCGACCTAATCGCCTCTTCTACAGAATTTCCTGAATCAAGTCTACGTCTAAACTGCATTGCTGCCGCATCAGCAGCTTGTATTGGATCAAGCGGATTGATACCAAGAGACTCAGCGGTGGAAGGAATATACTGAAACAGTCCTTTTGCTTTTCCATACTGCGTCATTGGACCAACGGCATTAGGATTAAAACTAGACTCCTGTTTAGCCATAGCAAGCATAACGCTTGGAGGAACATTGTATTTGTTGGCAGCAGCAATGATGATCTCTTGCATGTTGCTATTTTTGCCGTTAGGCAGATTGAGAGATCCTTGTGTGCCGAATCTACTACCAGCGTTCTTTTGTCCATATATGTATTCTTCATCGCTTAACTGCGAAAGACTATGGATCTTATCTTTTCTAACTCTCTCTAGTTCTTCTGTGAGCTTCTTCAATTCTCGATACAAAGGAAGAAGCTCTTTTTCTCTTTCTGGTCCAAACAAAGATAGGTCGTTGAAGATTTCCCTCTCTTCTTCTTTGAGTGCTGCTATCTGTTTTACAATCTCCTGCACTTCTTTAGAAGCGTTAGCTTGCTGTCTGTTTTCCTGTCTTTGTCGATGCGCTTCACCAAAATCTCTACTATCAATTATTTGTTCATCAGTTCGTTCTCTACCACCAAACTCATCGAAAGCCCAATCAACTGCCTTATAGGAAGCATAACCAATAGCAGCAGCGATGGCTGCTTTTCCTCCCAGAAGAAGTGCTCCTCCCCCAAGAAGTTTCGAAAGAAGTCCTCCTCCCCTTCCTACCCCTCCCGGTGGGGTTGGTCTACCACCACCAAGAAGCCTAAGACCACCACCAAGACCCAATCCTCCCAACACACCACCTAATACCTTACCTAGTGATGTGATCGTACTATGAGCCAATGTGATTCCAGTTCTTACCCAAGAAGAGAAGATCTGAAACATCTGTGTTCCGCGAATCTTGTCTAACAACTTAGCTGAATCTTTGGTGTTATCTTCTATGTCATCGAAATACTCATTAGCAGCTTCCGTGCGCTCATATTCTTCTTTTCCTTGTTCGACTAGAGACCGTACAGAAGAGTTAATTCTATTCCAAACATTTGAGATATTATCGTTTCTTGCTTTGTCACGTTCTATGCGATCATCTGTAGTATCTTCTGTGTTGTTGGCATTATCCTCCACTAGCCTAAGATGGTTCTTCCCTTGAGCCGCCATAGAAGCGTGCATATCTTGAATCGAACTTGAGATGTCATCAGTCCCTGTTCTAGGAACATCCGGTTGCTGTGATATGCTTTCTCCAAGAGAACCCCTCATCTGTTGAGTAGCCACATCGATGTTACCCAAGAGCATAGAACTTCTATTATTCGTCTGGAGAATGTCACTCAAGAGCATAGAACTTCTATTGTTCGTCTGGAGAATGTCATCAAGGATCGATGTTTCTGCCTCGTGTCTTTTCTGTTCGTCTGAGTTTCCTTTACGATCAATCGATCCCCTGAAGAGAGACAAAGACGCCCTATCAAGTAGGTTGTTGTTTCTTTGTTCTCCTAACGAACGGGCATTTTCTGCCTCTTGTGCTCTTTCTCTGCTTAGCCCGGTGAACGTACCAAGGAAGTCTTCGCCAATAGCCCTTAAAGGCATTCCTAGAATGCCCTGACTAAACAGCTTACCAAAGAACCCAGTGTCAGAGGCTCCTAAAATCTCTCCTGTTCTCAGGAATTCAGTTTGATCGTGAATGGATTTAATGATTCGGTCTGTGTCTGATTTTCTCTTCTTGAAACCAAACAGAACACTCGTCACTGTATTGAAGATAGGACGAATCACTTTGTCCATAAGAATACGAAGAGAGTTCCACACAGGATGTCTCATGAAGTTGCGATACTGAAGTGTGATTGCTTCAAAGAAGTTCTCAGCATTGGAATCTTGTAGTGATCTGACTGCCCCAATAATACTCCTGTAATACAAGAAGTGTTCGTTGTTCATTCTAGTCTCAAACACCTGAGACTTAGCAAGGATTTCTTCGAGCTTATACCCAAGAGGCTCAATGATGTCAGTCAAGATGTTAGTCACTCTCACCTTGTATGTCTCTTGTTTCATTCTATCAACAAGAGAGTGGGTGGCATCATCTCCCAATTCGTCTACGTTTGCAGTTAAGAGTTGATCACCACCACGCACCCCCCCACCATAATTGGCGCTAGGAGAGAACCCACTAAAGATATCATCGCGATCAAACATATCTGTATCACGATTACGACGATGGTTGTGTTGGTCTTCTGGTTCTCTTGAATACATATTAGCAACAGCAGACAGACCAACATTAAGTTTTTCCATATCACTCAGTTGGTCTAGTTCTGGATCGAAAGCAGTATCATCATCAAATGCCATATGTTTCTCCTAAAAAAGTTGTATCACATGTTCCCGACATGCATCTTTGCTGCTACAATCTGAATCGCATTTCTATAGTACGGAAGATGTGAACGAATGATCTTTGCGGCATTTGGATCAAACACAACATAGTATGTTATCGCCTTGGTGCTAGTCATCTCCATGACATACCAAATCTCCATGTTGATTCTGTCTGCAAGAGTGAACCCAAGGATGAAGTCTGCACGATGAGTGCCTTGTGTTGGATTCATCAGAGTGTCATTTCTTCCTCTAACAAATCTACCAATAGCTCCAACCTTGTTTTCAAAATCTCCGATACGCTTCATCCTACTGACTTCATATGTCTCCATATCACCAAGCACACCCTGAATGATCACAGAGGCGGTGTATGGGCTACTATTGGCTGCATTCTTGATATCACCAACATGTCTATCTACCCTTCGTCCAGCAGGATCAATATCCCCAGAATCCAAGCCTTTGAGAACGTCGTCTAAGGTGCTCTCATTTGTGATTCCTTCGTTAACCCTTCCTCTCTTATTCCTTTTAGCAAGAATTTTTCTGACGGTCTCTTTGTGTTTTTTCTGAGTGCTACTCTGCATCTGATCCAGCATATCTTGTCTTTCTTCTTTCTTCTTCTCAAGTTTTTCTGCTTCTTTCTTCCATTTCTCTGCCCAAAGAGCAGGCTGCGATGCATTGTTCTGATACATCGACTGAACATCGCCAACTGTCAAGTCTGAGAACTTGGTGTCGATGTCTTCCCAAGCAGACACATCATACGTTCTAGCGTTCTTCTTAGCAATGAAGATAGAAGTGTTGAGTTCTGTTATCTCTCTCGACAGTTCTTTCCTCAGTCCCACCGTTGCATCACTTTCTTTGCTTGCTTTCTTTGCAGCAGCATCAAGTTGTTCTGCGTCTTGATGAGCACGCTTAGCTGCTTCTCTTCCGCCTCGTACAGCATTAAAAGCATCTTCTCTAGCCCCCATATCCTTGATGATAGCAGATGAGCTAGATATAGCAGACGAGACGAGATCACTGATCCTATCAATAGTGGAAGGACGCGTGGAATCTACCATAGACGGGGTGACATGCTCATTGTCGATATGAATGTTTTCTTTTTCGTCTATCGTTGTGTTTCCTTCACGAATAGAATCTTTCAGCAATTCAGCCTGTTTCCTTTTATGTAAGACTTCTTTCTTGGTATGATTTTCCAAGTTAGAGATAGTTCTGTCTCTATCGGGATCATCTGAATGCTTGTGTTTCTTAAGCTCTTTGATCATCGCATCTATCTTAGCCAGTTGTATGTTGTATGCGTTGATTGCTTTCTCGGTGTTGCGAAGATGATTGTATTCTTCTCTACTGAGATTTTCCTTCTTGGCCTTCTTTTTCGAAGCCTTCTCAACTCTAGAACGACGAACTTGGTTAGTTTGAGCTTTTTTCTGTTCTCTTTCCTGTCTATCGTCTTTGGCTGACTTGATGCTCAGATCTTGTTCACGACGAAGCGCCCCAACACTTCTTTTGAGTTCACCAGAGAAGACACGATTCATCGACTGTGCAACTAGATCAATACTCGTCGCCCCACCAGAGATGATGTCTTTATCGCCTTGACCTTGCTGAGCAACAATATGAATAAGATCCTTGATTGATTCTTGGAGCGTGATGATGTCTCTTCCTTGCTGAACGCCATACTTGTCATAGATGGCAAACGTTGAATCGAGAGAGTTGTACCACACCTCATAGACCAACTTACGATCAAGCATATATCCAAGAAGGAACGTCTTCTGCCACACCTTACCGATAAGATGACCAAGAACACTTCTCTTGTTTGGTTCCACAGAAGAAAGACCTATATTCCAAAACTTTAACCACTTAGCCCAATGCTGCTTAGGAATTCTGGTCACATCATTGTAGAACTCTCCCGGCAAAACATCTGTCTGGTTAAGTTTTTGAATTCTAGGAGATGTCCTCTTTCTTCTATCGCCCGGATCAATCTGAGACGAATTAGGTTCATATGGGATAGCAGTGTCTCCGCCACGAAGATTCTTTGATGCATTGGAATACAACTCTTCGCGCTGAGGCCAGCGAGCAAGTTCATCGCGTGGGTTGTTCTCATTGTACCAGTCAACCAATCCCCTTCTATTTCTATAACCAAGATGGTTCTTTTGTGAATCTGTTTGTTGCTTCCAGAGAACATCGGTGTCTTTGAACCCAAGAGCCATAAGAACATCTTTTGGTGACGGATAACGATCATAATCAGTCCAAACCTTCTTAAACTGTTCAGGGGTGATTCTGACATCATCAGGAGTCACTGTGATAGAATTAGATGTCTCGTTATTGAACCGCACTGGAACCGATTCAGTAAGCATCTCAGTATCATCGATATCGTCGATAGACTCCATAAGAATCTGTCTGTAGTGATTAGAAGAGATGATATTCTCGCTCAACAATACAGCGAATAGCTCTTTCTCCGTATTGTCAGAGACATCATAGCGTGTTTTGGCATCTTCAAGAAGGATTTGTTCGATAGACATAAGTGTTCCTATATATTGATTTGTGTGTGAAAGTATTTAGAGGAAACAAAGAAGCCCCACTAAGGGGGCTTATATAATCTAGAATCCGATTGAAGGCTTAGGCACGATCCATGGGTCTTTATCATTGATGTCCTTCTTCAGCCACCTCGAATACTCTCTTACTTGGATAACGGGCAGATGTCTAAACTCTATAGGACTTATCTTAAGAATCTTACAGAACTCATAAGAGGTCTTCAATATCGACATCGACGGTTGGCCAAAGAACATCGCTTGCTGAAAAGGGTAGTGACCCTTTGGTTGCCTCCTCACACTTGGAGCACTGATGTTCAACTGTATCAGATACACCAAATTTAAAGTATTGATGGAACTTCTTCACATAACCCATTGGCTTACTTGTGATATTCTCACCCACCCACGCAACTTTCTTCTCAAACGAGATAGGAATACCAAGATCAAGAGACGCCACCATCATAAGATGAGCAAACGAATACTTGTCTTTGTTCTCTTCTTTGGACAAGAACCCTTCAACCAGAAGTTCATCGCCTACAGTATTCAATCGAACTTTGATCTTCTTGTCATCATTGAGTTTGATCTCAAATGGAACAGGAATCTTTGCATCTACGTTCTTCACATCAAGGGCGGTAAGATCCACCGCATGTTCTTCTATGTGTTTGCAGTTGCTACACGTCACTTCCACTTTCTTAATCGATTGGTAGTTGTTTGCCCATAGCCACACAAGAGCATAGTCCCTATCATGGATACACATCTTCTCAAAGAAAGAACAGTCGTTCATGATCCCTTTGAGTGTGCTGTTGAGTGTCTTTGCGTATGTCTCTGGAGTAGCCATTGCTAGGATCTCTTCGTCCTTGACAAGGATATCTCGATACTCGACTGACTCAGGGTAGCCTAGACGCCCCTGTGAGGGCAGTTCAAGGTAATTGGCACTCGGAGTAAGGATAGGACTCTCTTGCTCCTGTGGCTGCTCTACGGGCTGTTCCTGAGCTTCTTCTTCAGTCTCGGCAAACATCATCTGTGTTGCTGGTTTTTTATTGCTCTGTTTCATAGTTTTCTTCTCTCTTTCTGGTTTTCTGGCAATTATTTATGTGAAGATCCGACTAAGGTCTCCAAGTAGACGAACTTTTTCTGCACCAGAGAATCCATCTACTCGAAACTTATCATTAGCCCAACTCTGTCCTAGTATTCCTAACTCGGCTAGTGCCACTCTACTCTTCACTTCTGCCGCTGGGATTGCTTGATACGTCATCGAGTCTCCTGTGAACACTACCGAATACTGCCTGATGTCATTACCCTCATACGAGTTCTGGATATTACTCACCTCGTTGAGGAAAAATCCTTCGTAGTTGAATATGTGCAGATCAAGGTTCGTAGCAGACATAGTGATGAACTTGATTGGTTTCTTATACATAGCAGGAGGATTGTATGTCCCATTATCATTGATAACAAGGCTCTTCCATAAGTTTAAGTAGTCGTATGTTAGCCCATCTTCAAACTCATCGATTGTCATGTTAATGGATCCAATATCGTTGTTGGATGCTGAATACCAAAAACTGTTTTGATGTGTAATCTTCTTTGTGTCCATTTGAAAATAGGGAGTGTCTATTGAACTCACTCTATGGTTCAATTCATCCATACCTCCGATCCCAAAGCCTAATCCTTGTCCAAGAAGATTGCTAATCGTAGTAGCAGAACGAACAACAGCATCAAGAATATTGTTTCCTGCGATTAGAGACGAGAACGGATTATCACCTACTCCGGTTTGCATCACATCTGGAAGTTCAACTCTCCACATGTAATCATACTGAGGACTTTGCTTCTTCTTTCTAGCCAAAGCATCTTTGATTGTTGATTGTCCCATCTTAGAATAAACTCCTTACAGCAGATGCTGTCCTGTTGATTGTACTAATTGCTGGTCTCACTGCCCCTGCGATACTACCGACATCTCCAACAAGATCAGCAACACCATATCCAATCTGCATATCTTGATACTTGAATGTAACATCGAATGACATCTCAGATGACGTACTATAGTCTAAGTCAACTTCGCCAAGTTCCACCGGGTAGCAATCCAAGAAAGAAAACTCCTCGGTGATGAGTCCATCGGTGGTGTCTTTCAAACGAAGCATCACTTTCTTCTTGTAGTTGACTGGGTTCACCTTAGCATTGAGATGGTAGTTGTTCATGTGGTTCATCCACTTCGAGAAGAACCGATAGATCTCGATGTCTTGGTTATCCCAGAACTGGACTGTAATCGTCCTTGAAGACGCGTCCCTGCCACTGAAGGAATACTCCTTGCCCGCATACCTCTTGGTGATCGTTTCGTGCGTCACAGCAGGCACAGCCACTCTCTTAGCATAGAATTGGATCTCTTCCTTGATACCGAAGATCCCTGACATCAGAAATTCCCATCGATAAGCGTGCTGAGGCTCTTTCATCGGCTTGATGGTGTGGTCGGCTGCGACAGCCTGAGAAGCTACTGTAGCGCCAATGGACGCGAATCCAGATACGTTTGAAAGAAGTCTCTTTCCGCTGTTGATTAGATCGATTGCCATGTTTGTTCACCTGCGTTCTTTGTCTGTTGTCATATTTATGGTTGTTGTAAGTGCTTGATTTTGCGTCTTCTGGACCGAAAGGGACAAGATATATCTATAGGTAGTTAGGGAGAGATTCAGATCCTTCGGATCAGATTAAGATAGATTAACTTTATACTATATATTAACATTCTTAATGATTATAATAATGATTCTTATTTAGATTAACTTATAACATTTATACTTATAATACTATA